CGTCGGTTAGCCGCGTTTGGTGTGGACCTCAGGGACCAGACAAGGAACCAAAGCCTTGCCCTTGAGGGATCCTTAACGGGCGCTTTAGCAACGCTCGACCTTTCAGCCGCGTCAGACTCGGTCAGTACCGAGCTGGTATTTTCCCTTCTCCCTCTGGATTGGGCGGTCGGACTCGCGAGAGGACGAACCGGGCACGTTCTGTATAAGAGCGAGCGCATTACCCTGGAGAAGTTTTCGAGCATGGGAAACGGATTTACTTTTCCGTTGCAGAGCCTGATTTTCTGGGCTCTAGCTCGTGCTATCTGTGATAAAGATGAAGTAGTCTCCGTTTACGGGGACGATATCATCCTGCCATCCACTAAAGCTTCCGAATTCGTTCGGTTGCTGCAGTGCACCGGTTTCACGGTTAACGAAGAGAAAAGCTACGCTTCTGGACCCTTTAGGGAGTCCTGCGGGCGCGACTTTTATTTGGGAATAGACGTCCGGCCATTCTTCCAGAAAGAATGGGTATCACCACGGACGCTGTTCACGCTGCACAACTTTTACGTGCGGCGCGGGGAGATGGAGTTTGCGGATAGGGTCCTTTCATGGATTAATCCCGCGCTTCATCTCTTCGGCCCTGATGGTTATGGCGACGGCCACTTGCTTCGTTCTTGGAACAAAAGCAGGAAACCGTCTCACCATGCACGGGGTTGGGCAGGTTATACGTTTAGCACGTTCTCGTTAAAGGGGCGAAAGGACATCCGTCCTCAGCTCCCAGGCGATTTCGTGCTCCCGGCGTACTCGATTTATCAGCGGTCTGCTGATGATCTTGTACCCTCCTCGTTAGGCCCAAAAGGCATACCTGGAGGTCTTCTATCATGGTCGAAAGGCCATGGTAGCGTGTCGGAGTGCCTTCCATTGTCAGACCACAAGAACGACGATGGAACCTTTGTTAAGGCAGTTTCGCTGCCCGGTACAGAGGACCGGTATAAACGTGTAGCTATCTACACATTCGGGGATTAATACTCCCCAAAGGGTTCTTTGAACCCTGCGAAAGCT